CTAAGAAGGAAATGTTGACTCAAGTAGTCCTTCCTGAGTTAGTAGCTCTTCGTGATGCGTTTAATAGATTCTTTGCAACTGAAATTGGTCAAGGTTACTATATCGATTTTGATTTGACAGTATTCCCAGAGTTACAAGAGGATATGAAAGAGCTTAGTGCTATCCTTTCACAATCTTGGTGGATTACTCCAAACGAAAAGAGAGCAGCTATGCGTTATGATACTATGGAAGGAGCTGAAATGGATGAAATATTTATCCCAGCAGGTTACTTGCCTATAGATGAGTTGACTATGTTACAAGACCCTAGAGATGCTCAACAACAAGGAGATTATAATTTGCCACCTGTAAAATAGATGCCGAAAATACTTTACCCATCACAGCAGTTTGCTTTGCAACAAAAGATTGCAAGGAAATCAATCAGAGAGTTTCAGCCTAAAATAAAAGCGGCTTTACAATCTGATTTTGATAAAGCTGCTCAAATGGTTGAGGCATTAGGGGTAGAACAAGCGGCTAATAATCGTGCAGGATTTTTTACTGGCGATAAGATTAATAATATTTTACGAACTTTGTATGAATCAACTGGCGGTTATACTGCTATGAGATACCAACAGATGTTTGAAACGAATAAGAAAGCGGAAGAGATTGACCTTGACCCTTTAAACATTTTGGATGAGTGGTTAGTATTTATGTTATCTTATTGGACTGCGATTAGCGGACTAAAGATGCAAGGCATAGAGAATACTACTGAAAACGAAATAGCTCGTATATTCGCTAATGTTATAAAGTTTGGTCGTGAGAATGGATTGTCACAAAATGAAGTTAATTCATTGGCAATACAAACTCTAAGAGAAGGGAAGATAAATAACGCAAGGAGTTTACTTATAGCAAGGACTGAAAGCCATCAGGCATTAAGTACAGGTGCTATAGGTGCGGTTAGGTTAGCAGGTGTTCCAGTATTAAAACAATGGATAGCTGCTGAATATCCAGCTAAGAGTGGTAAGCCAAGATTATGGCACAGGGATTTAGATAGACAAACGAATCCTGACAACAAAGGTGTAAGAATCCCTGTTAATCAACCATTCCTAGTAAACACTCCTGACTATGGACTAATAGAAATGCAATATGCACATGATGCAGCAGGGTTAGCAGTAAATAACTGCAACTGTAGATGCTGCACAGTTTATATAGCTTAAATAAAAAATATGAGTAACTTTTATAACAAGAAAGCGGTAAGTGGTGCTCCAGTAGACATGGAAGATAATGGTAGAATTATCACAGTCTACTATTCTGCGTTTGGTAATGTCGACAGCGATGGCGATGTTATTGTACCAGGTGCATTCACTAAAACCCTAAAAGAAAACGGACCTAATGCCAAGAATAGAATCTGGCATTTATTTAACCACTCAACTGAAAAGCCAATCGCTAAACCATTCGAGATGATGGAAGATGGATTTGGTTTAAAGGCTAGAGTAAAGATGCCTAATACAACATTAGGTAACGATACTTATGAGTTGTATAAAGAAGGTCATATCACAGAACATAGCATCGGATTTCAGACTATCAAGTCACAAGCGAAGTCAGGCTATAACGAAATCAATGAAATTAAATTGTTTGAGGGTAGTTCAGTATTGTGGGGTGCAAACGCAAATACACCAACAGTAGGAGTGAAGAGTCAAATAAAGTCTGTTCTTGTAGATGAGATGGGTAAAACTATCAAGTCTTTAAGAAACGGTCACTTTACTGATGAAACATTTGAATTGTTGGAACTTAAACTTAAGCAATTACAACAATATCTTGCTGAGATGGAAGATGAAGAGTCAGTCGACCTTGAAGAACAACCGCAACCATCATCTGAAGGCGAAGTCGAAATGCCAGAAGATGAAGCATTGGAGGAAGAGGAAGACCCGATGGTTTCCGTTGAAATCGAGATAAACAATTATTTAAAATCATTTAAAATTTTCAACTAATGGTAGAAGAAATTAAAAGTGCTTTCGAAGGCGTTAAAACCGAAGTAAACGGTGCTATCGAAACATTAAAAGCTGATAACGCAGTAGCGGTAGATGGCTTAAAATCAGAATTAGAAGAATTAAAATCTCAAGTTGCTGTAGTAAAAGATGCTGCAGACAAATTAGAGGCAAAAAACAATCGTAAGACAATGAGTGAAAATCAAGTAAAAGGGTTCAACGCAACTCTTGCTGAAGCAATCGAAAAGAATGCTGACAGTATCGCAAAATTAGGTCGTGGTGAAGCAAAGCGTTCTGGCTTTGTATTAGACACTAAGGCAGTAGGTAACATGACAGAAGCAGTTAACTTAACTGGTGACATCCAAAGACAATATGCTCCTCAAGTATATGCTCTTCCTTCTCGTAAGGTGCATTTGAGAAGTTTATTACCAGTAGGAACTATTTCTACAGGTTTATTCACTTTCCCTAAGGAAACAGGTGGTGAAGGTGATGCAGCTCCACAAGTTCAAGGTTCTGCTAAATCTCAAATCGATTTTGATATCACTATGACTGATGCTCCTGCTCAGTACATTGCTGGTTATGTAAGAATCTCTCGTCAAATGTTAGATGACGTTCCTGCTATGACTTCTTTCTTACAAGCTCGTTTGTTAGAGAAGTATTTATTAGCTGAAGATGCTCAGTTATTAAATGGTAATGGTACTGCTCCTAACTTAACTGGTTTGACTGTGAATGCTGCTGCTTTTAGTGGTGCTGCTACAGTTGACGTTGAGCAATTAGTACAAGCTATTGCACAAGTTTCTGCTGGTAACTACAGTGCTAATGGTATCTTGATTAACCCAACTGATTGGGCTGCTATCATGAATACAAAGAATACTAACGCTGCTTATAGCCTTCCAGGTTCTACAGTTGTTACTACTGACGGTAGTGTTTCTATCGCTGGTATCCCAGTATTCCAATCTACAGCAATCGCTGCTGATAAGTTCTTAGTAGGTGACTGGTCAATGGGTGCTCAAATCATGCAAAATCAAGGTATCTCTGTTCAGTTCTCTGAAATGGATAGCGATAACTTCCAAAAGAACTTGATTACTGTAAGAGTTGAAGCTCGTATTGCATTCCCTATCTACTACAACAGTGCGTTTGTATATGGTGATTTCGGTAACGTAGCTTAATCCTAGATTAATCTAAAATACAAGGAGGCAGCCGCAAACTGCCTCCTTTTTTATGTCCGCTATATTTTAGTTATTTTTGTAAAAACAATGGCATAATGCAAATAGTAAGAGATATTACAACCACAGTAGCACCTTCAGCCACAGTGGTTACTTTAGCGGAAGCTAAGAATTACCTTAGAGTAGATTATAGTGAAGATGATGCTTTGATTACATCTTTAATCAATACAGCTCAAACAAGACTTGAGCAATATGCAGGTGTCGCAATGACTCCTAGAACTTTAAGAGTTGTAGCTTATGTAGATGACTTTATAGAATTACCTTATGTTCCTACAAATAATATATCATTAGTAGAATATTGGGATTATACTGCATGGGTATCAATGGCAGTTGGTGAATATCAAGTGCTTGGAGATACTACAAAAAAAGTATATATGACAAGCATTTATAATAATGAATTTAGGTTTACTTATACTTGTGGTTATGCAACGACTCCTGCAACAATGAAGACTGCCCTTTTAAAGATGGTTTCAGACCTATATGAGTACAGAGAGTCATCAGTTGAGGCAACTAAGCCTTCAGCTAATTTGATGACCGCATACGAGCTTATGAAGCCATTTAAACGCATAAACGTTATTTTATAATGATAGGCAAACTACACAATAGGATTACTTTCCAAAGTCAATCTAATGCTTCTGACGGAGCAGGAGGCATAGTAACTACTTTGGTAGATTATTATACTTGTTGGGCTCAGATGTCTAGAAATACAAACGATAGGTCAGATATAGCAGGAAAAGATAATATAAGCGATGATATTACTTTTAGAATTAGATATACTACGTCTAAAGTGTTTACAAATAAGCTTGTAATATCCTTCCAATCAAACCTTTATAACATTAACTCAGTTATTGACGAAGGTGATAATAATAGGTATTTTTTAATAGGTTGTTCAACTCTTAAATAATGGCAAAGTTTCAGCTTAATATAAGTGGCAAAGATGCTATACTTAATAAATTTAAACAAGCACCTCAAATAATGACCAAAGAGGCAGCTAAAATTATTTATGAAACAGCAGTAGAAATTGAGAATAAAGCCAAGAGTAGAGTTGCAGTTGACACATCGGCTTTAAGAAGTTCAATAAGAGCAACAAGGCTTTCTAATGGATCATCTATGATTAAAGCTGGCTTATCTAATGTAAGCAATAGTAAAGGGCATTTAATCAATTATGCAGCCTTTGTAGAGTTTGGTACAGGTCAAAAACCTAATACCGCATATAAAACGCTAAACAATTCTGGTATAACTACTTATGCTGAAGAATTTAAAGGAATAGGCAAAAGAAAGCAACTTAGAGCTCCAGATGCTTATTTATTTAATTCTACTGATGAATTAATAGGCAAAATGGTGAATAGAATAAAGAAGATAAAGATATAAATATATTTCATTAAATTTGTACAAAATCAATACCATGACAATTACACTAAACGATGAGCAGGTAAAACAATTAGATGCGTTTATTCAAGAAATGCCAACTAAATTTGGATTACCTTTAACCCAGTTCTTATCAAAACTTGCTCAAGAGCAAAATCCTGAGGAAGTAAAAGAGGAAACAGAAGCTTAATGAAAGATTGCGGTTTAGCTATAAGAAAGGCTTATGTAGATAAGTTAGCATCACAAAGTTTTTCTTTGGGTGTGTACGATACTATTGCACCTGATACAGTTAACCCACCTTTTCTGATTATAAGTAGTCAAACATCGGTTGAAAATAGCGACAAGCAGAGTTATAACTTTGATGTCACTATACAGTTTGATATTATTTATAAGACCAATAAGTCAGGTGAAGTAGGGCAAAAATCGGTAGACCAGTGGGCTAACGAATTGTTAGGGATCATAGGCGTTAATGTACCTGATTACCCAAGTGCTTCTCCTGACTTTAAAATAGTTACTCGTAAGATAGGTACAAACTTTGCTACATTTGATTATGTAGACGAAGCTTATATCTTTAGAAGAGTAATAACAATGGAACATTTCGTAACTCAAATATTATAAAAAATTAAAATAAAATAAAATGCCAACAACAGGAATTTTTAATGGTACAAATCTAGTAGTTCTAGTAGGAACTGAAGTTGTAGCTCACTCTACATCTTGCTCTTTATCAGTAAGTGCTGACTTACCAGATGCAACAACTAAATCAAGCGGTGGATGGGCTGATCAAATCGCAGGTTTGCGTTCTTGGTCTTTAACTACAGATGGTCTTACTACAGTTGAACCAACAGGTACAAACTATGTAGTAGGAGATATTTTCTCTGCTTTAAATGGAAGAGGTGTGGTTACAGTTAAGTTTACTACAGTTACAGGAAGTACTCCAATAGTAGGTGACTTAATTTGGTCTGGTTCTGCATTTGTAGAGAGTTTAGATATTACTGCTGATATGGAATCACCAGTTACTTACTCTGCTGCTTTCACAGGACAAGGTCAATTAACTCAGGCTACTAACGCATAATAACACCAAAAACACCAAAATATGAGAGGACATTACGAACTATCCCTAAGCGATGGGACTAAGATACCTATGAGGTTTTGCACATGGTCTTTAAAAAGATTTTGTCAACTTCAAGGAATTGGTCCTTCAGACATAGGAGAAGCTTTAAGTGGTAATTCATCGCTTGATGCTATAAGTAACTTATTTAAAGCTGCGGCTGAATATCCTTTATATAAAGAAGGTATAACACCAAAGTTTACCGATATTGATACCTGTGATTGGATTGATGATATGGGTGGTATTGGTGGTAAAAAGTTTCAGGAAGTAATGGCTGCATTAACAGAAAGCTTAAATAGTGGGCTAGAAGAATCAACTACTAAGAAAGCAGATAAAGATGCGGTAAAAAAAAATTAGAGTGGATTGATATTGAAAGATATACAATGGGGGAGTGCCAAGTGCTTCCCCATTTGTTTTGGGATATGACGATGGCTGAATTGGATTTTATATGGTATGGTTACCGTCATAAGGAAGAACAAGACTGGGTAAAAGTTAGATGGCAAACTACACTTTTAATTAATATGCAACTGCCTAAAGGCAAAAAAGTTAAGCCTAGTGAGCTTTTATCACTTGACTGCGATAATCGTAACTTTGTGAAGCAAAGAGTGATGACCAACGAAGAGTTGAGTGAAGTGCTTAAAAAATACGAAAACGTAAAACCAATAAAGGAAAATGGCTGATCAGAATTTAAAAGTCAATATTAACTTAGACATTACGGAGTTTAATAAGAATGCTAAGGCAATGTCTGATGCATTAAGTAAAGTATTAGGCAAAGATGTAAAGATATTTGCCGATGATATGAAGAAGGCTGAAGCCTCAATTAATGGGGCTGAGAAAGCTATGAAAGGTGCAACTTCTGCAGCATCTAAGGCAGGTGGTGAAATAAAACAAGGTAATAAGCAATGGACAAACTTTGCTTTAATTTTACAAGATTTACCATACGGATTTAGAGGTATTCAAAATAACTTACCTGCTGTTATAGGTGGTTTTGCTGGAATGACTGGTCCTATATACTTAGCAACTTCAGCTCTTATTGCATTTTTTACAGCATGGGATGCAGGGTTCTTTAAAACAAAGAATGCTCTAACAATATTACAAGATGCAAATAAAGAATATGCCGAATCTTTAAAATCCTCAATGGGATCTGCTGGTGAAGAGATAACTAAAATGCAAGCTTTAGTTAAAATAGCAGGTGATGCAGGTAATTCTATGGATAAAAGATTACAAGCTGTTAAGCAATTACAATCAGAATATCCAGCATACTTTGGTAATTTAGATAAAGAAACTATTTTAAATGGTAATGTTAAAAATGCAGTAGACGGAGTAAAAAGTGCTATTATAGAAAGAGCAAAAGCTACAGCCATTGCTGGAAAAATAAATAAATTATCACTTCAAAAAACCTTTAAAATACAAAAAGCCATACAGTCTGTTAACCAAATGAAGGCATTAGGTTATACTGAATCTGCAAAACATTTAAAAGGTTTAATTGATACACAAATAAAAGGAATTAGAGAAGAGGAAAATGTAATTAAGGGTACTGTAGATGTAATTGATAAAGAACTTACAAGACTAGATGGATTATATCAAGATGCAGCTACTAAATCTATAGCTTTAGAAACTGATGTTCCTGAACCAGGTCCTAAAGAAAAAGTAAGCACAAAGGCATTAGACGCATTAAAGTCACAAGCTAAGCTTTATGAAGATGATTTGTTTACTAGAAGATATTATAATTTACTTGTTTTAGAAGAAGAAAAAAGAGTTGCAGAAAAACAAGCTGAAATAGACAAGCTTTCTAGTGATGATAAAGCATCTATAGCTGAAGATTTCAAAAATAGAAGATTATTAATTGAAAAGCAAACTCAAGAAGGAATACAACAAATTAGAAATAAGGATGTTGAAAATCAAGCAAAATTTGAACAAGAAGAATTAGATAAGACTATAGATGCTTATAAAAATCAATTAGATGTATTTGATGAATTTTATAAGAATAAACAAAATCTAAGCACAGGTGATAGAAAAAAGCAAAAATCAATATATGAGCAAGAAGCTTCTGACTTGCAATATATGCTTGAAAGTAATCTTATAACTTATGATGATTATATAAAAAGATTAGGAGAAACATTTAAAGGGTGGTCAAATAATAATAAAGCTATAACCACAGAAGCTGCTAGTTCTATAATGCAAATAGGTAATGGGTTAATGTCAGCATTAGGATCATCTATGGATATGCTTATAAATAAAGGTGCTAGTTTAGGAGATACTATAAAAGGCATGGTAAATGACCTTATTAAGCAATTAATAAAGGTTATTGCTACTGCTGCAATAGCTGCTGCATTAATGAGTGTAATATTTCCTGGAAAACTAGCTGAGGCTGGAATGGGTGGCATGGACCTCTTTCAAAGTTTATTTACACAAGGAATGGGATTAGGTTCTATAGCATTCCCTCCTAAAAAAATGGCAAATGGAGGTATCGTATCAGGTCCTACAATGGGTCTTATGGGTGAATATCCTGGTGCTGCCAATAATCCTGAAGTAGTAGCTCCATTAGATAAATTAAAATCTATGATAGGAGGAGGTGGAGGCGGTACATTTGTACTTAGAGGACAAGATTTATTATTAGCTACAAATAGAGCACAAAAGGCATCAAATCTTAAAGGACAATCAATATCTTTAGCATAATGGCATACGGATTAAGATATACTATAAGTCAAATTCTAAGAAATGAGAATACTCAAACAATAGAAATTTACGAACAAGATTACACGGCTGGTGTAGTTAAAAGCTATATTCCTACTTCTATAATATTACAACCTAATTCAAGCGAAGAATATCCTTATCCTACTATAATTAGTACTCAATTAACTTTTAGTATAATATTAGAAACGGAAGATGACTACGAACAATTCCCAGATGTACTTAGTAAGAATAATAGAAAATATTGGGTAGTTTATAAAGAGGGCGCTGATGTTATATGGAGAGGGTTTTTATTTAATGATTATGCTCAAATAGGATTTAGCACTGGTATAAATGAAGCATCTTTAGTTTGTATTGATGCAATATCATTTTTAGAGGAAGAAGTTTATATAGTAGCTTCAAGTATTAATACAAGACAACAATGGTCAGAAGTAATATTTGATGCTTTACGTTTATTAGGTTATCCAGAAGATTTATATTTAGTTATAGCTTGTTCTTTTTATGCTGAAGGAATGTTGGATAGGGCAGATGGTAGTTCAAATGAGCCTTTTGCTCAAACATATCAATATAGAAGGGATTTTGTAGGTGTTAGCTATTACAATATTATTGAAAATATGCTAAATACTTATAATTGTAGAATGTATCAATCAAACGGAGATTGGTGGATTACCTCTACAATGGAGGTAGCTGCTCCAACAAGATATTATACAAGATATGATGTAGGTTCTGCAGTTACGATTGATAGTTCTGGAGTTTTAAATAATGTAATTGATATAGAACCTTATGAAAATGGTAATGTTCATTTTATAAATAATAGTCAAACAAAAATATTAAGAAAGGGATTTTATAATATTCAATTAAGAAACCAATATGCATCTCCTATTAATTTAATACACAATGCAGACTTAAAAGATATTTTTGGTACTTCCCCTAATTTTGCTGCTTATGGTTGGTTTACTACTTTAACAGGTACGGCTCAGGCTTATGTAATAAACAATCCAGATGATCAATTTAATAATTACTATTTAAGCGCTGGAACGGGAGATGCTTATTTGGAAATATTAGGATTAATAGACCAATATTTATATACACCTTATGTTGGTGGAGTTCCTTTAAAGTTAAGTATTGAACACAGGAATAGTGTAGCCATTAAAATACAAATAGCTTTATTAGATACTGGTTCTGGAAATAAATATCTAAATGGTAGCGGAGTTTGGGTAACATCATCATCTACTTATATAACTTTCCCAGCTTGGGATGGAAAAAGTGATTGGGCTAGTTATAGTTTAACAATACCTCCTTTTATAGTAACTCCATTTAGTCCTGCTTTTTTAAGTGGGTATTTAAACATTAAAATTCTTTGTGATACTAATAGTACGGAACTTAGGAACTTTATACTAAAACAAGATGCGGAGGTACAATATGCAGTAATAAGCAGTGATTCTACTGGAGAACAATCTA